AACCCCTTTTAAATTAGGGCTAGTTCCGTTACCGCGATACAATTGAGTGTCACGTGTCAGTGCAAGATTCTCGCGCAAAAGCGTGTCAACCTCTCCAGCCATAAAGCCAAGGTGACGATATGCCTGTTTGGTTACAGGGATATGGTTTGCGATCACTTCCAATTTGGCAATTTTGTCGATAAACGTGATTGCGGCCTCTGGCTTTGTGACACCCTCTGCCACCGGAGCCGCGTTGCGTGTTTTCGCAAGTTGATCCATGTAGTAGATTACTCCATTACTTTCCTTTATGTCGGCCTCACTAAGCGTAATGGTTGGCCAAAGGTTTTCGAATACCAACCCCTTGTGAGGTAATACGCCTATTCCGGCCTCACGGTAACCCATGCGGTTGTCGGTAACGGACGAACGCTGCACCAAAGTTTTGTCAACTTTGAATTTTACGGTTCCGTTGTTTGCCTCCGCAAGTGCCTTAATGGCTTGTGCGTTGTCGGTGATTTGTTTTTGTACAAGGTCTTTCACCGATTCAAACTTTTCTGTTTTACCAGATACAAGCTTACCAAGTTCAATTCCTTGCTTTTCAACGGCTGTGGTCAATTCTTTGATTGACTTTTCGGTAATTCCGCACGCCTCTAGCTTTGCCGCCAGTTGATCGCTGGTGATGAGTCCTTTTGTCGCGGCCTCAATCGCTGCCTTGGTGGCTTTTCCGTTTTCCTCGGAAACGCCTTTCAGCAATAATTCAAATTCTTCTTTTTCCATTGTTAAATGTGTTTTTTTGGTTGATAATATTTAAGTTGCCCAGTTCGATCCTCTTTTAACTGCGCTGCCTTCTACTATTTTGGCCTCTGTGACTGCCCAAAAATATCCGGCACTTAACGCGTCTTCTTTATTTGCGATTTCATCAAAGTATTTTTCCCAAATAGCGTATTCGTCTTTATAACGATCATCATTTACCGCTAACTCTATTTTGACGTATTGCATACCGACAGAATGGTTAGTTACTTTTCCTGTTCGGTATTTGTCAAACATAAACTCGTTTTCCTTTTTGTCAATGACTGAATCAAAAACAAGGGCTTGCGTTTTGCCTTCGAAGTTTATACCGAGTTCATGCCAGCTAATCTGCTTGGTGAATGCTTTGACGTTGTCAGAAATAGTTCCTTTAAAATTGAACTGATGCTCTTGAATCAAAGAAAAACCCCTAGTCGGGGTTTGCCCCTCCTTTAATGACTTATTCCACAACTGATCAAGATGAACATCGCCGTGCGAATCAAATAGCTTTGTGGTGTTGATAATTGATCGAACCTTTATTTGTGTAGCGGTGTCTGGTATTTCAGTTGATTGCATACCAGCCTTAACGGTTACCTCGGACTTATCTTTTTCGATTACCAATTCAACCGCATAGGATAAGCCGTCAGCCTGTTTCATTACGCTTTTCTTCTGCTGAATCAACTTTGATTTGTTGGTAATCAGATAATCAATCAACTGCGATTTGTCCGCAAACTCTGGCAATTCTGGTTTCATTTCTTTACGATTTGATTTTCTTTGACGATCTTTTCTTTGACCGCTTTAATGTCTTTTATTGCTTCTGGAGTGATCTTTTCCATTTTAGTATTCGGATGAAAATGATTGACTTGCTCCGCTTGCTTTTGCCCATAGCGATTCGTTACGTCCTACTCTAAGAAATACGGGCTTATCAGCTGCGTATGCGGTAGCCCCCGTAAAAGATGGGGCAACTCCCTTGACGGATACAGCGAATTGAATAGTGCCTGAATTTGTGGCAGCGGTTCTGAAAATGCAGTCGGCTCCAGATGTGGCTTGAACTAAAACATATTCTACCGCTGTGGTGTCGGCTAGCGTTACTGATTGTCCTTTTTTTAAGTTTGCCATACTTTATCTTTTAGTTGATTTTCTACGGTTACGGAGCATTTCGGAATATGAGATGCGGCCGGATTTTACTGGTTCCTTTGGCTTTTCATCCTCAACAAGTGTTTTGCCTTGCTCTTTTAACTTTTGCATGTAATCCTCCGAGCTTTCGTTATCTTCGCGATCAGTCCTCATCTCCACCGGATCAAGATTCTCAACGATCTTTTCTTCATCCTTGAATTCGTTGTCTCCAATCTTTTCCTCTTTGATCGATTGGCTCGCTGGCGGTGTCGGCTTGTTTTTCTTGTGCTTTCCCATATCGTTAAATTTTTATTCCAAATTTTGTTAGCTCTTCTTGGTATTGAGCCAATGTAATAGCCTGATCTTGCAAGGCTTTCGATAATGCGTTTACCATTGTAGTGAGTGATTCACCGCGCGCCTTTAAGTCCTCCTGAAATATTGGAAGGTGGAGGTATTCGGCAACTATCGATGTGTTGTTACCTTCCAAGAACTCGGAAGATATACCACCCATCCACTCATTTGCTTCTGGCATTACCGTGCGAACGTATAAACCTTTTTCTGCTTGGTGTTGGTTTTCGTATGTGCTACCCTGAGCGCGTACGAACAATTCAGCTGGAACTCCGAACTCATCTAAACATTTATTAAAGCCCTGTTCGATTTCTTGGAACAGTCCTAAATTCATTGGGTTATTAGTGCCGGCTTGCTGCCATTTAATCGGAAGGTCGGTAATAATGCTTTGGTATTGGCCTTTGCGTGTTCCATAGTTCTTAAACTCGTCTTGCACTCGGTCGCGTTCTTTTGGGTCGATAGGTACCTGACCTACAATATCTTTTCCGTCATTCACCCATGCACCATTCGCACCCCTGTATTTTAGGATTACACCCCTGCTTTCGTAGGCTATCCTGATGTTGTTGATGACCGATGAAAGAGCCGTCAATTTGCTTTCGCCTTTTAACAGGTTCTTATCCGTGGCATGTTCGATGTTAATCCGATTGTCGTTGAAGTGGATTACTACCGATGAATCATAAGGCAGATACTTGCCACCATCTTGCTTCACCTCATACGTTACTTTGGGGCGCGTATCGTGTAAATAGAACGGAATACTATTGTCGTACTTAACGTTGACGATAGTGTCAGGAATCGAATATAAAGCCTTAACGCGTTCGATGTCTGGGTTGAATCCGAGTGGCACGGTTTTAAAAATATACTCGTTACCAAATACCTCCCGGCAAACTTTGGATTGAATAGCGAACTCTTTGAACTGCTGAAACCAATTTGGATTCTGGAGTAATGCGATTAATGCCTGACCTTTTGGGGTGGCCTTATCCTTACCGTCTTTGTCAACTTCACGCAAACGCATATTGCTAAACGCGCGCGCCTTCATGTTGATGATCGCGTTTACTTCTGGAATTTCTTGGTAGGATTTTAGGCAGTCAACCTTATCGAATGTTCCCGAATTGCCGCCAATGACGTAGAAATATCCGGCACCGTTCTTTTTCACGGTGAAGAGGTTATCATAAATAACGGGCGGAAGCCAGTCCTTTAGTACCAATTTGGAATTGTTTTCCCAAAAATAGAAAAAGGCTTTAATATTCCCAAAATGAGATAGGAATATTTTTAAATCAAAGAGGCCAACCGGATCATGGTCAGCCTCTTTCTAAGTGATTCGTCATTACCTTAGATTCCCTTTATTGCGGGATGCGGTGCAAAATTACACAATGTTTTGAAATAAAAAAGGGGTATAAACCCGTCTGGCTTAACCCCTTTCCCCTAAACGCATATGAAAATAAACTACATGGTAAAAATACTAATTATTTTTGATTGGTTTTAGATTTGCCGCATTCTTTTTTGACGACATATAGGTCCATATGGAGTAGTCAATTGAAGCTCTTGATACCTAAATGATTGTAAATAATACTGTTTTCATAGGTATTTTTTATTTAAAAATAGCTTTAAATCCTGAAATCTCCAACGGTTAAATAACCGGACGCGCTCCAGCAATCGTCATACTTATCAATCGTCTCGGATAATTGCACGCCATCAACCACCCGATAGCAAAAGTTTTCCTGTTCGCGCTTGAAATCAGGGTCACGGACTATGTGAATGTTGTATTTCTTTAACATCGAAATCCAATAGGCACGGGAGCCGGGGAACTTCTTTGTAAGCAAGGCATTGATTCCTGACCTCCGCATATCGCTAACCCATCCTATGCCCGTGTTGGTGTTGTCCATGTTGGTGTCGCACCAGATATGCCCGGTAATGCCAAGCGACCGAACCGCATCAATTACCTGGGTGGAGGTATCGCATGGTGAGTAGTATAGCTTTTTCAGGAACAGGTCAGGTTTTGGCAGCTTTCGCCTAATTCCTCCCTTAACGATTACGGTAGGGTGAGCCGACCCAAAGTCTAAGCCATGACCAAATTGCTCGATGTCTTCAGGGAAATCGTCAACGTATGTAACTTCGGGGAATACCAAGCCTTCGCGGTTGGCTCGCAATCCAAGGCCGTACACTTGCCAGCGGTATTTATCAGCCGTACCGTTTCGGACGTTTTCGGGGTTGCTAGGGTCGTAGCTTTCAAGCTCTTTGATAACCGAGTCCTGCAGGTGCCTATTATCCTTGTAGGTCGAATGGGTGAATACCGTGTCGTTACGTTTCTCGAAAGAAAAAAACCAATGATCGGTATACTTTGGGTTCCAATCGGCTACTACCAGCTTCCGGCACCGCATGATCCAGTTCATTACCCTTTCCTTTTCGCAGCCAGAAAGTATCTCGTTGAAGAAAATTATATCTGAGCCGGTGGCCTCCTTGACCTCGGTGGTGTTATCGTCCAGCCCCCTGAATCGTATTTCCTGCCCAAATAACAGGTAAATAGGCTTTCCGGCATTGTCGCGGTAATTGGCTTGGTTGTAGATACCTATTGAGGTAAGGCACTCTTTGAAGTCTTTGAAAAGAAACTCTTTACAGTTTACCAGTGTGTCCCGAAATAGGAATATTTCGAGCTTTTTACCTCGGTTGTGGTCACATATCCAGGCCAGTAAATGGATGAAGTCCCAAGTTTTCGCGCTACGGCTTGAGCCTTCATTCCCGATGATCAACTTTGTCTCAGGCTTTCTGGCGGCCACCAGTTGCGCCATCTTGAAGAATA